CAACTTGAGCAATTTGTGCTTTAAGAAGTTCAATTTGCGCAGCGGGTGGAAGTTTGGTTATATCCACATTAGAAAGATTAGTTTTTGTAGACTTTTGCGTTGGTTGGGCAATAGCATCTTCGCCTAGGTTATTAACCCCAGCACCTGTTTGGTATGCCATTAGATTAGCCCCCAATTCTTTAACACTGTATAAGACATTGAGTCGATTGAGTCTCTGGCGTTGTTAGTCTTTTCCCACTCTGGGGTACTTTTAATTATTTTTTGTGCTTCATATATTGGTATTTGTTTTTCTCCACCAATTAAACGCTTGAATAATGGCATATCGTAAGTAACGCTCTCTGGGTCTATCTCTAACAGAGTTGCTACACTTTGCTTTATAGCACTGGTAGAGGCATCAAGTGGCACACCACTAGTAATATTAGCAGCATAGGCTGGAAATGCGCTAGCAGAGAGCAGTCTAATTTCGGACTGGATGTCTTCTAGGGTTGTATCGCCAGCAAAGAGTCCTTTAGATTTTGAATCCCAATAGGCATCATTAAATAAACTGTTTACCCCGAATGAGGTAGCATAGGCTTTAAGACTGTAAATGTCTCCGCCTATGGCACCGCCAAGTTTGCCAGTTTGTGTTGACTTAACAATTATATCATCTAAAGCATTATCTGTCATGCCGTTGTTATACGCGTTCTTTGCTTGTGTTTCTATGCCAGCAGTCCATTTAACACCAGCAGCAACTAAACGTTTCTTACTGCTTAGCACATAAGCGTTTAAATCTTTTTCATACACCCCAGGTTGAGCCTTTTTGGCTGTTTGGCGTGTGCGGGCTAGTTGATTATTGTTTTTATAAAAATCACTATCAAGCATAAGCGCGGTGGCTTCATCAAATTTGCCAGCAATAAATGCATCGTATGCTTTTTGAAGTTTAGGGTCAGAATCTTTAAGAGCCGTTATCATCTGAATTTGTTCAGAAATGGTTGCGGTAGTATCCATAGAAGTACTAGCCATTACATACCACCTGACATAACTTTGTTGAATGCATCAGAGAATTCAAATGCTTTTCTGCGTTGTACTTCTTCTGGGTTTTCTGTTTGAATTTGTTTCTCAAGTCCAGCAACAGCACCCGCTTGGCTAAAGCCAGAAGTTGATTTTGTAACGTTCTCTAACTTGCCAGTCTTTGCGTTCTTAACCTGGCTTGTGGTAACAAGGGTACCTTGGTTGATACTATCTTGCCATTGTTTTAAAACTTTGTTAACGGTCATGTCATCAGGCTTCTCGCCCTTTGCCGATATGTAGGTATCAGAAATTAACTTCTTTAAAGTATCTGGATTTTGTTCGGCAATTGTTCTTGATGGTAAATTTGCTGCTCCAGTAGAGTCTAGTCCAGGAATATAGTCTGCTTGTAATTTAGCAAGCAAAGTTGGAAAAGAATTAGAACTTGATGCCATAGCGCCAAGGACTGGAGCATTTGTTAAAAATAAATTCTTTATTCCTTTGCTAGACTTCGGAACGCTATACCCCATTTTCTTTAACATAGCACCAATTTGACCAATTTGGGTGTTGTTAAAAGTTTCAAGTAATGGAAAACTTGAGGCGGTTACATCTAATCCAGTTTTGCCACCAACAACTTGAGTATTAAATGCAGTATTAGAAGCGGTGTTGCCAAAGTTTGATGGAAATCCTAAATCTGTTCTTGCCACCATTATTTTACTCCAGTATTCTGTGTGTCTGCAACATAACTAAAATCGTCATTAGAAAAGTATCTGTCATAAAACCTACCAAAGTTAACGTCTTTAGCGCGAAGTGCTGCTACTTTAGCATCTGCGGCAAACTTTAAGTCTGTGGCATTGTCTGCGGTTATTGTAGAACCTCTAGCCTTAAGAGCACTATTCATGTCATAGCGGAAATTTAAATACTCCGCAATTGTGTACCAACGGTCCTGCTTAGATAAGTCTTTCCACAATGCTGGGGTGTTCAAGGCTATGGTTAAAGCATCAATTGTGTCAACTTGTTTCTTTTGAAATCCAGTACCTTGTTTTTCTGAGTACCAAAGAGGATTGTCTGTTTTTGATTTTTCAATAAATGCTTTTCTGTATGCATCTAATATTGATGCCCCATAACCACTACCTGGGTCAGTATTAGTTCTGACAAGTTCCTGGGTTACAACCTCAATCATGTGGGAATACTCTCTCCAACCACTATTTACAATTGAAGAACGAGAGTTTTCTAATGCCGCACCTTGCTCTTTAAAACTTTGTCTTGTTCCAGGTATAGCATGGGAAACTAGATAAGCATTTGCTGAGGCGGAAAAAGCATAGTCTGCATCATTAAAGATTGCTCCAAGAGCAGACAAGTTTCCCTTGCCTCCAATTTTTGCAATAATGCTTTCAATTACTTTAGGATTTTTTCTAACCAAAGCAATTGCTGTATCGTCTGGGCGAATGCCAGATGTGGAGTCTGATAGTTTATCTGCCAACAAGAAGTAATCTGGGTAGTCTTCAATGAAGCGATTGTCGCCTTCTTCACCATATTGGTCTTGGTATTTTCTTAATAAATCAGAATATACTTGCAAGGCAGTGTAATACTGTGGTTGGGCTGGTAATATGCCGGAACCTAAAAACTTTAAAACAGATAACTGCGTTGCATCTTTTGCTGCCAAAGTGTACATACCTGCAAGTTCAGAACCAGGGTCTTTGTGGTACTCTTCTCTAAAGTCAAATACTCTTTTTTCAAGGAACATATTTGCATCCTTGTTAAACTGTTCTCCACCCTTTGTAAAATATGCTTGGAATGCTTCTCCAAGTTTGCGTGCTGTGTTAGGAGTAATTGGAGCAAAATCGTTAGCAGTGGTTCCAAATGGCAATGCGAAATTCATAAACCATTGTGGAAGATTTATTCGTTGAGAAATTTTGTTTGTGGCAAAAGCGGTAACTGGACCACCAGAAATTATGTGACCTCCAGTTGGGTTTATAGCATTAAACCAATTAACTGGCAGTCTACCTTTTAATCCACCGAGTAATGGAAGTGTTACCTCTACGTATTCATTTCCGTTTGCATCTTTTTGAACATTACCATATTGGCTTGGAATCATGCTCATCTGTTGAATTTTATATGGAAACTCTGGGTGGTCAAGCATAATGTTGCCATACGCTCTAAACTGTTCTACTACGGCGGGAAAAAATGCCATAGTGTAATTTATTATTTCATTATAATTCATATCACGATTAAAAGCATTTATTTTGTTATGATATTCGGTTAAAGCGTGGGCGCGAGCCATAGATTCGTAACTTCTTTTGTCTATTTCGCTAAACTTTTTTCCTTCTCTGTTTGCGATAGCAACCATATTTTGCAACTTTTCTTCATACTTAATGGCAAAGTATGGGTTGTAGGACAATCTGCTAGTAGGTGCAGTGGCTAGCCACGCAACTTTATCTGCAAGGAATCCATTAATTGACTTTACTATTTCGCTTTGTCCCAGGCTGTCTAATACAAAATCGCTGATTATTCTTGGGCGTTTTTCTAGGTCTGGGTACATTTTTCTAAGCACGCTTCTAGTTACGCCTTTTTGCATAACTAATTTTTGCAGAGCCACATCTGGGGCTAGTGTATTAACTACATTCAATACCCTATCATAAATATAAGGAGCATCGCCCACATCTAATCGTTTTTTTAATAGTTTATTGTAGCCAAATCTTTCAATGTAATTTCCAGACTCTGGGCTGGCAATCCATTTAATAATTTTTGCTTCGCTCATTTTTTGACCCATAATCATTCTTGCAACAGGGTCAGATGGTAATACGTTAACTAAGTTGTGTTCCCAAGCAAGCATGTGTGCTTCTTCATTCTTAGTTGCTTCAACTGGAACTCCACCATTACGGTCTCGGCGCACATTTGCTACGCCCAGTTCTCTGTTTGAAGCCATTAAGCCTCGAAGGGTGTCTTTACCTCTAATTTTATCAAGGAATATTTTTCCCTGTACACCAACAAATGCGCCCTCAAAATCACCAGCAGCAGTTTTAATAACTTGTGAACCAACAACTTTATCAGGTATTACGTTTAGGTCTAAAGCATTTTTTGCTTTTTCAAAATGTGCTAATTCTTCTTTAGCGGTCTTTATCAATTCAATGTGTCTTTGAACTTCACTAGATAAAACCTTAGGCTTTTTAGGAACATTAAACTCGCCCTGCATAACAGTGTAACGAGGCTTGCCATCAATGTCTAGTTTAAGGCGAACTCCACCTTTAATTGATTTAATTTCTTGAATTGTTCCAGTTATCTTTGATTTTGATGAGGTGTATGAATCCCCTAATTTGTAAGGAAAATCTTTTGCTGCCTTATTAACATTTACGCCAACCTTTTCAACAACATCATATTTAGATGCTTTGAGAGTTCTCTCTGCTGCTTCAATCATATATCTTCGGTCTTGAATTTCTAAGTTTATTTTTTTAAGATTTTTGCTTGGGTCCACTCTTGATTCAAGTTCCTTACGGATTCTTGCAACAGTATTTGAACTATTTGCTAATGAGTCAACTAAATCCTTAGAAAGATACTTTGTCATATCCCAGAGTACGCCATCGCCCCAAGCGCGGAGGGTAGAGTCTCTCATAATATTAACAGGAAAACCTACGCGAAGGAGGGTAAGGCTACGCCAGATTGACAAAAATTCGTCTGCTACATTTACTACTGCTGCCCTTGTGGCAGAACTATAAAATTTATCTTTAATTCCTTTTGCTGTGTAAGCCTTAAAAGCATTATCAATTAATTCAACATCTGCTATATAGGCACCATTGGCTAGTTGAGAAATTAGTTGAGGGTCGTGTAAAACCGTTGCCTCGAGGGTATTATCACCTTCTACAAAATATGCTTCATTTTTTGCTTTAGCAACTCTTGCTTTTTCTCGATTAAGTTTTGTTGTTTCTACATATTTATTTAAAACTTTATCTTTTAATTTACCGTCATCTGCTACTTTATATTTTTTTGAAGCATAGGTAAAGATTTTGTCGTTAAACTTATCAATAAGGATATCTTTTGCGCCCTCATTTGTAGCCATCGCAAAGTCATTAACAAATTGTCTTGCTTCCTCAGGAGGCATATCAAGTTTTCTAACAGCCATTCTTGCGGTAGTGCGCACCCTTGTGTTACTCTGTAGTACATCATTAAAATTAATTGTTTGGTGGGGGGCATCGTCCACGCCTCTTGCAAAGAAACGAATTGGTATACCAAGGGAACTGCTTTGATATACTGTTTGCATAACTTTTCCACGCAAGGTCTCACGGGTAGTTATGTCTAATTTGCCCAGTTCAAGACTATTGGCAACTCGCTGTTTTGCCCTGTCAATTTTTGTCTTTTCAATAAAGTCAAACTTGCCAGCAATCTTGTTAGGGAGTGCGTTGTCAAGAAGCATTACCCGACCAAGCCAAGCATTCTTTGAAACTAAATCTGTAATTTCAGCCTTTTGAATTTCGCTCATTGTTTTATTGTCTTTAATTTTACCTAAAACTATTGAGGTCTGTTGAGCACCATCTTCACCAATTACAGTTTTAAATTTTCCTTCATAGCGTGCTAGTGCAGCAAATACTGCTGGTGCTGTCTTTGACAATTCTGTAACAGCAGACAAATCATCTCTTCCAATGCGAAACAATAAACTTTGAGTTTTAAAATCTTGCCCAGCAAGTAATGGTGCTGCTATTTGACCATACTCATTACCCTTAAAAAAGGGATGACTTTGGATTGCAACCGCATCATTGTTTTTAATATATTCATAAAGGGGCGTGTATGCTGTTTTTTCTCCAGCGCCCGTTTTTACATGTAGTTCAGTATCCGCAGCCTTGCGAGCATACTGTCTTTCTATTTCTGTGCCATACTTAGGAAGGTCTACTTTTGCTAAACTCTTTTCAATAGGTCCACTAAGTTTTGCCTGTATACCAGAAGAACCAGTTAATCCTTTAACTCCTATACCAACACCTTTAACGGCTTTAATATCAGGAGCAAGAGATACCTCAAAACCAAAATTAAGAAATCCAGATACAAGTGCGCCAAAACCTTTAGATGTATCTCCCCATGATTTCCAGCCAGCAATGTGACTTGCTGCGGCAGTATGTATAACGTCTCTACCAAAATTGTATTTTTCTTGTCCAACGGCAGATTCTGAAAGTTTGGCAGATTGCTCTGCATACGCACCAAAAGTTCCTGATTTTGCCAAAGACCTTTCGGCTTTACCAGCAAGACCAGCACCAATATCAAATCCAACAACTGCTCCAGGTATTGCACCTACTCCGCCTAGTGCTAAACCTCCAGCAAAACCAGCAATGCCACCTAAAACTCCACCAGCAATCATTCCTATGCCAGAAAGTAATCCCATACCAGCATTGTGTGAGGCTAGGTCTCTTGTAAAAGCATAATTAGAACGCACATTACCTGTACCAGCCATAAGTGCTTTACCAAAAACGCCATTTGATTTTGAATCAAGTGCAGAAATTCCAAAAGCAACTGGTTTTAATGCAAATTCTGCAGCATTTATACCAGCCACGCGGGCTGTTTCTATATGGTCATTAAAAGAAGTAGGGTTTTTTGGTAATGACTTTGCAATATCTAATGATGTGCCAAAATTAACTTTGCCGTCAGCATTAAAAGGACCTTGGTTTGCTGGTGCTTTGTTAAAAAAGTTATGTATAGAACCTAATACATCCCACATTAAATAGGCATCCCCATAGGTTTGTTACCTAAAGTTGTTCTAAGATACTGCACATAGTCTCTTGTGCTTTGAGTAGAACCTGGTTGACTTGCCCAAAATTCAAGAATTGGTAAGTTATTTTGCATCTCTACTAAATCAGGGTCAATCTGTTGCTGTGGAAGTGAATCTAAAACATTTGGAGAACCTTGATGGCTATTAGTTCCATGCATAACATCTTGTCCAGGTAATTCTGTTGGTGCAGTAAGAGGAGTTATTGCTGAAAGCCCAGGGACTCTACTCTCGCGCATGTTTGCATTAGATGTAGCCTTAATTGGAGCAGCAGATTTTTGCTCTGCAAGGGCTTGATTTTGACCGTAGGCAAATCCACTATAATCTGGACTTCTACCGCTTTGTCCGTCACCACCTAAAAGATTTACATTTGATGAACTGTACTGGGGACCACCATTAGCGCCGCCACTTGGCATTAGTTACCCTCCTCATTATTGAATATCTCTGTATCATATTGTTCTGCTAAGCGCATCATACCGTGAGCATTCCAGGGAGTCATCGCTTCGCTTACTTCTGTGTGTAGGTATCTTGTACCTTCAAAGTCAGCCCACTCTGTAACAAGTAACCAGTTAGAACAAATAAAATTTTGTCCTTCTTTATCACCATCTACTAAAGTTCGTAGTGCTGCTTCAATCTTTTCTCTAAATTCTTTACTCATACTGATTGAGTTTTAGTAATGATAGGCTCACTTGTGTATATATCCCATTGCGAGGCTATGTGGATTGCCTTTTGAACTATTTTTTCTGCAGAAGTAACAGAAGTTACTTTCGATATACCCAACGCTTCCAATGCCCCGAGGGCAACATCGCCTCCAGAACCAGAGTAATAAATCCCGCGAGTATCCCTATCCCAAGAATAATCTTCAAAGATAGGGTAAATAACGCCCTTAACAGATACAAGGAACGAAGAATCATGCGCTGCCGCTTCTCCATCTTCTTTCATATCGTATCCTGCTTCAATGAATGTTTTTCTCATTGCTGGGATAAAAACTTGAGTCATGTAAATATCTAAATCTTGATGCGCAGTTGGACGAGGTGCCTTCCAGCCAAACTGCATTATGTTAGAACCACGACCAGCGCCAGAACCTGCAATTAAAATTCCATTATTTTCAACAATTTTATGGGTAGCCATTTTAATTAGCCGACCACTTTCATCACTAGAACGAGAATCACAACCTAATACAGACCAACCTTTTCCTTGGACTGCTATTAATGTTGTCACTTTATCCCCTTGTCAAGTTAATTCCTTGTGCGAACTACCGCGCTACCTACACCATTTCCAGAAAGACTTGAGAGTAAACTTTGTACATCAGGGGGTGCTTGAGGTGGCGCTCCTAAAGGAGAACCTTCTGCTGGAGCACCAGCGGGAGCAGGGGACATTTGCTCAACCTGAGAAGGAGCAGACCCAGCAGAAGGAACCTGTTGTTGAGGTGCGAATGTTTCCTCAATAGCATCTTCAAGTGCTTGTCCCTTTTGTCGCGCCTTAATTACTGCGGCAATCTTACGCACTACATCTGAAGCGTCCTGACCTTGAGTAGCCATTTGTGGAATTGCTTGAGTGTAGGCAGTAAGTGAACCGAGTAATGCTGTGCGCATCTCCTCAATTTCAATTTTTTCTAATTCTTGGGTTACATTAACCGTAAATGGAAGTTCACGCATAGCCATATCACGGCTGATGAGTTTGCCACCTAGGGCTTGTAGCATAAATATAAGACCTTGTGCAGGATTAAGACCAGCCAACATTCCATAACGGACATCAGCAGAATGGTCGCCCTTAATATCTTTTGTTGGTTTGTATGTTACTTCATAGGGTGAGCCAGAGTCAACACCACGAATAGTTTTTTCTTCTGGGTAGATATATTCATCAACTTCAAAACAGATGCTAATGACATCACGCAAAGTTGCGGCAAAGATTGCTTGAGCAGATTTAACTTGTGTATCAAAGGCTCCCATAAGAGCCTGTACACCTTGTCCAGTAACAACAGATGCACTAATGTTTCCAGTACGAGATTCAGGGTAACGAGTACCAACTCGTAATTCTTCATTAAGAAGTGTTTGTTCTGTAAATGCGCCTTGAGGTAGAGTAAGTTCTACACGACGCACTCCAGCAGGGTTGGCTGTGCGAATAACCGCGTCGCCACCAAGTTGTAGTTCTTGTACATCTTGAGGTAATACAATTGGAGCCTGTACAGATTTCTCTGCTGCTTCCATTGCAAGTAACGCAAAGCGGTTTCGCAACAATTGTATACCGAGCACATCATCAAACTGTCCACGCAGTTCACCATCAACAGATGGCTTACGCGCAACAACTACCATCATCTTATCAAGCGGATTTTTGGCTTGAGATAGGATTAAGTTTTCTTTAGTAGGCAAGTAAATAACTGATTGTTCTTTATCGTAATAACGAATCATTTCAATCTGATGATTTAAGTCTTGCTTATATCCTTCTTTACCAAGTAGTTCTCTTTCATATTCAGGGAACTGGGCTACTAACTCACCAAGAGTAAGCATGTAGCGTTTAGCAAATGCAATACAACGACCATAACGGTCAAATTCAGGATAGGCACCTATTGGGTTTTCTATGCGGATACGGGGAAGTTTTGCTTCTTCGTCTAATTCAATGATAAATGGAACAAAGCCATATGTTATATACCAGTCTGCTCCCGAGTACATATGTACCGCGAGGTCAGAGTGCGCAAAATAATTAGAGGCAATGCGAGTGCGCTTGTCAGCAAAAGTACGAGCACGGTCAGAAACTTGATTTGCTGCGCTGCAGTTGACCGCAGGAAGCGGAGCCATGACTTCAGATAAATCTCGGGCAACAATATCAATAAAATTCGCAACGACATTTGCATCTACACCTTCTGGAAAGAAGTTAGGATAGACCTGAGAAATCTTACCTTTACGAACAGCAAGAACATCTAGGTTGCGAGCATCGCGCTCATGATTACGATAGCGAAGAGAGGCTACTCGCGCAGCAATCTGTTCAATTGATAATGCCATTTAATTCCTATCCGTAAGTTTCAGACCATTGAGAAGCAAAGGCTTCGTCTAGATTTAGTGATGAGCGTTGTGACATTTGAGCCTGTGTAGCCCAACGGTTTGTTTGCCATTTACTAGCACGGGATGATTGTTGCATTAGTTCGCGTATCTTAATAATAGCAAACCATAAAGCCATTACACAGTCTGTAGGATTTTTAGTGTCAGGCTTCCAAGTTATAAGTTGTTGTACTAAAGTCTTAAGACCTTCAGAGCCTTCATTGCTTGGTAATTGTATTATATTATTATCTTGGAATCTTCCATCTCTGGTAGTTCCAAAAAGACTTGCCATAGATGCCACACCAAAACCAACATCCCATTTGTTCTTACCTGTAAAGTGGGAGTTAAGCGTGGTACCATGTGAGGCTAGCCAGTTTCTTAATTCATCATCTAGGGCGTAAGCCTTCTGATGGGCATTGATTTCAATTCTTAACTCTTGCGGTTTGTACTTAATGACCCATTCTTCCATCAGGTCACGAATTCTTTGGGGGGTAGTATCTGTCATATTAACACAGTCTAAAACATATATCTTAGAATCTGTTCTATTGTAAGAAACTACAACTGCTCCTGTGGCTCCTGCCATCGCTGGGTCGAGTCCAATAATTGTGTATGTAGACTCAGTATGTTTTGGATGTCCTGGGGTCCCTGCTTTAAGCGGTCCGCGCTTTCGCATACCATTGACACATCCTGCAACAACTGTTGGCGAAAAGATGGAGTCTTCGGTAACATCTTCTTG